AAGCGCTTCGAACAGCTGACGGCGCTGGCGAAGAACCTTCGCTCCACTGTCTCCCTCGCTGCGATTCCCTTCTGCGGAGGGATCTCCAAGGCGGTGCGGACGGGGCTGGACCAGGACACGGATCGCATCACGCCCTCGTTCCAGAAGGGGATGCTCGACAATCCTTCGAGCGTCTCCACTACCTCGACGGCGGCGGCGTGAGCTGGGACCGGGAGCTCGAGGATCTGATGAGCGTGACGGTGGTCTATTCCACCCAGGCCACGCTCTCGCTCTCCGGCGCTCAGGCGTTCTCCACTGCGGGCTACACCATCAAGGCGCGCATCGAGCATCAGACCAAGCTCGTCCGGGACAGCTACGGGCGCGAAGTCGTGTCGGTCACACAGGCATTCCTAAAGCCCGTCTCCACGACGGGATCGACGTACCCGCAGCCGTCCATCACGGGGCAGATCACGATGCCCAGCGGGAACGTGCCGGCGGCCCCTCCGATCATCAACGTCCTCCGTCTGGATGACGCGGTGTCCGAGGGTGGGGGTGTTCACCACTACGAGATCCTTCTGTGAGCGTCACGACGGACGTGGCGACCTACCTGGCCACGATCCCGGCGCTCGGTCTGACCGCCGGCACGAACCTGTTCGACATTCCCTTCCCAGAGTCCGCGCAGTCACAGGCGGTGTGTCTGATCGATACGCCTGGCTCCGAGGACGAACACGCGGCCGGCGCAAGTCTGTCTCGTCCTCTCTACGAGACGCCGCGGTTTCAGGTGGTCTGCCGGGACGCGGAGGACAAGGCAGCGACGGCCAAGGCTCTGGCCAGGAGCATCCGTCTCAACCTCAACCGGCTGGCAGCTACGACTCTCGGTGACACCCGAGTGCTCACGATGAAGTCCCTTCAGCCGCCGTTCTACATCTCCGTTGACGGGCAGAACAGACACCGCTGGGTGACGAACTACGAAGCGGTGATTCAAGACGTAGGCAGTACCTAAACACTCATCACTCAAAGGAGACGCACATGCAGGCCGGCTATCGACTCACCGACGGTGGAAGGATCGACGTGGAATCAGTGAAGGACGGACGGCGCGTGCGGGTTGAGCTCACGGGCTCCACCGCAGGTGTGTTCACCCTCACCGTTTCCGAGGCGCGCGCGGTTGCTAGCGCTCTCATGGGATCGGCGGCGGAAGTCTAATGGGCTCCCCGGTGCCGGTCGTCCCTCCGAAGCGCCACAAAATTGCGGTCGTTGGGTTCGCGTCCAACACCCGCGACGAAGCGCCGTACAAGGATACCTCCTGGGAAATCTGGGGCCTGAACAACCTCTGGAGCTTCCTGCCTCGCTGGGATCGGTGGTTTGAAGTCCACGATCCGAAGCAGCTTGAGGGTCTGTACGGGCCGGAGTACATCAAGTTTCTCAAGGAAGCTGCTCAGCCCATCTACATGCAGGCCCACGTTCCCGAGTACCCGGCGAGCATCGCCTATCCGAAGGCGGAGCTTGAGGAGAGGGTCAACCCTCGGAAGTTCTGGCCCTCGTCCATCAGCTTCATGCTCGCTCTGGCCATTGACGAACTGAGCGACTCGGACAAGAGGGCTATCCCCGGCGCGGAAATCTTCATCGCGGGAATCGACCTCCTGGGCGATGACGAGTACACGTTCCAGCGCGAAGGGTGCGGGCATCTCATCGGCCTCGCGGAAGGACGCGGGATCAAGGTAACGATCCCCGAGAAGGCTTCGCTCCTGAAAGCGAACTACGAGTATGGCTATCAGTCGGGCGAGTTCAGCCCGGACGCCTTCGATACCTACCTGGCCTCTCAGGCTGCTCAGTACACCAAGAAGCAGCAGGAAGCGATTGCGACCGTCCACACGTACGACGGTGCCTCTCAGGCATTCCAGACGGCAAGAACGATGTTCAAGCACTACTCGCGCGGTGGCGCCGTGGCGAAAGTGGAGACAAAACCCGCATGAAATACATCCTCACCGGACCCCATCCGCTCGAGTTTCCCGGACTTCGTGTGGAGCCGAGCAGCGAAGGGACCCCGTTCGAATACGAGCTGGAACTGGCTCGGGAACTGTCGCTCGCGCACGTCATCAAGCGAGCCGAGATCGAAGTCGTCGCGGAGGAACCGCGCAGCACCCGAAAGGGTAGGGGGTAAGCCGTGGCGATTCAGACCTCGTACAACTTCAAGATCGTGGTCAATTCGATTGACCTCTCCGACCACTGCGTGAACCTCAAGATCGGCAAGCCCCAGACGGCGAACGAGTCTCAGGCGGCTGGCGCGGTTCACAAGCAGTACCGGGCGGGGATGGGTGATCCCAGCATCGAGGCCACGTTCCGCGCGGACGATGTGGTCGGAGGTGTGAACCAGACGCTTCGTGGCCTCATCACTCCCGCTTCTACGGGCGTTCCGATCCTGGCCAGGCGCCTGAACTCGGCCCGGTCCTCCGCTAACCCGGAGTACGGCTTCGCAGGCATCGTCAGTGGCGACCTCATGCCTCTGGACGATAACTGGGGCGAGGTTCCCACCATCACCGTCAAGTTCGTCCCGGTCGGCGTGTACGCCGAAGATGCGACCACCACCTAAGGAGGACTTGTGGCGATTGTTACCTCGTACAACTTCCACGTAATCATCAACGGCACCACCATGTCCGATCACTGCATCGGCCTCAAGGTGGGGATGCCGCAGAACGCCAACGAAGTCTCCGCGGCCGGGGCTCTGCACAAGGTCTATCGCGCGGGTGTGGGCGACCCCTACATCGAGGCGACCTTCCGCGCCGACGACTCCACTGGCGGTGTGAACCAGACTCTCCGCAACCTCATCACGCCCCTTTCGACGGGTGTGGGTGTTCAGGCCCGCCGGCTGAACACGACCATCTCCAGCGCGAATCCCGATTACTCGGCGCAGATGATCGTCTCCGGTGACCTGATGCCGATGGATGACTCGTGGGGAGAAGTTCCCACGATCACCGTGAAGCTGGTTCCGGTGGGTCCGTTCTCGGTGGTCTCCACGTCCAGCTAGTTCCGTCGTAGTCGTTCCACTCATCACTCAAGGAGAAAGCCATGGGCAAGACGTACACGGTGGATCTACCCATAACGACCTCGCGGGCGCTCAAGTACACCCGCGCGGAACGTGTGGAGTTCGAAAAGCGGTTCCGACACTTCGGTCTGCCGGGGATGAAAGACATCCTCTATGAGCGGGTGTTCCCCATCAAGCCGGACCCGGCCAACGACAACAAGCCCATGGCCACGGGTGGCGGGGATCTCGAGGCGCAGATTTGCCTCGTCTGGCTCGGCATCCGTCACAACAACCCGAAGCGCATCACCGAGGAACAGGTCGGGGAGTGGCTGGACCTCGCCGTTGAGGAGGGCCGGCCCGTCGTGGGCTTCGTGGCCACTGCGGTCAACGCCGTCATGGCCTCCGGGGTCCTCGGCTTCAAGTACGAGCACGATGCCATCGAAGAGGAAGAGGAGACGGCGCAGGGCGAGGGAAAAGTCTCGAGCGATTCTAGCGCGGCCTAGAAGCTGACTGCGCTTTCCTGGGGCTTCGGTCCTGGGAAGCGGATCGGATGGAGCCTCGGCAGATATGGGCGCTGCTGGACGGTGACGCGCGGAGATGGAGCCGGGTGACGGAGCTTGTTGCGTGGGCGGTCTGGCTGATCGTCGTTGCGATTCCGATGTCAGGCCACGGGAATAACGGGGGCAACCAGTTCTTGATTTGGCTGCGAAGGAACACTCCGCCAGGTTTCATCATCCCGAGGAAGGGTCTGCCCAATGTCCGGTAGGGTCGTTGCGGACGTGACCGGGGACCGGGAGTTGATCCGGGATCTGCTGAAGCTCGGCGACGCCGGTATCGAGATGGGCAAGGAAGTCTTGGGCGAAGCCACGCTCAAGATCGCGGCGAAGGCCCGGCCCCTGACGCCCGTTGACGATATCGACGGCGGGGATCTCCGCGACTCCATCCGCGTGACGAAGCCGCAAAAGACTGCGGCCGGGCGTATCAGTGCTGGCATCGTTGCCGGAGGCGCGCCACTGACTCGCCTCGTCTCAGAGAAGGGCCACAAGCAGCCTGGAGCGTATGCCCTGATCGTCCATGAGGACTCGACCATGCGGCATCCGAACGGTGGACAGGCGAAGTTCATCGAGCAGCCGTATCTCGAGGAAGCGCCGAAGGTGCCGGACGCTTTGCTCGCTCGCTTGGACAAGGTGACCCATGGCTAAGGGCGAAGTCCGATACAGGCTCACCCTCGACGCCAAGGAGTTCCAGTCCGGCGTGAAGGTCGCATCTAAAGAGTTCGAGG